CGGGCGGTTTTGTCGAAGTCTGTTCCACTGTTTGCCAACAAATACAATGCGCCAGCGGCAACAGTAACCACAGGTGCAATCCCTGCCATCGAGAAGGACATAGCCCGTAGTGCTGCTACCATCTTTACTCCAGCCCAAACGGTTAAAAGGTGCATTGCTGGAACAGCCACGTTTTCGAGAACATGGAAGTTGTTAGCAATAAACATCAATCCTTTGCCGATTTTTTGAGAAATAGAATATTTAGATTCCATCGCTCCCCAAAACTCAATCCACTTATTTTTAACCACAGTGAGGGACTGTCCTATAGTGATATTTGTCTTACTAAACGCGGCATCGATTTCCGCTTTCGATTTAGTCAAAGCGGCGACCATTGCTTCTGTGGTTATCTTGCCTTCTTTGCGCAGTTTCAAAAGTTCGCCGCGTGTCACGCCAAAATGCTTGGCTAGTGCGTCCATAAACAGCGGCATAGTTTCGGCCACAGTACGGAATTCATCGCCGTCCAGTTTACCTTTCGAGAACGCTTGCGATAATTGAAGCAATGCTGCTGCCGATTCCTGCGCACCTAAACCCGACATGGCAATCAATTTATTGATAGATTCTGTTATCGTTAAAGTTTCTTGCTGTGAGCGGCCAACAGATTTTAACGCTAAGTCAAAGCGTGAGAAGGAAGTTGACGTTTGCTCAACTGACATACGAGTCATGTTCGATATACGAAACATTTCTTCAGTTAATTTGTTCAACTGTGCCTGTGAATCCGATACCAATTTTAAACGGTTCGTCAAGTTAATGTAAGAGTCTATACCGTGCGTAATCGCGCCAAAGCTGAATGTTGTGCCTCCGATTGCAGCCAGCAGAGTCATGGTCTGTCGTATCTTACGAATCAACCTGTCGAAAGACGAACCTGCTGAAGAGGTTGAACGCGACACGTTATCCAGGCCGCGTTTGGCTTCGGCAGAAGATGCGCTTACACCCCGCAAACGTTTGTTTGTCAGGTCTACACTTTCGCCAGCTTTATCGGATTGATGAGCCAAATCTCTCAAAGCCTTAGATACTACGACGGAACCGTCTTCTCGGATTTTTACTACAATTTCTTCCTGCGCCATTTATACGTCCTTTAAGAGTTCGTGAGCGTGTTCTTCAACATAGGCTAGGGCATTGACCACAGCAGCTTCAATAAAACCCGCTGGGGCTTGCGTAGAACTACCCTGATTTAATTCTTGTATATAATCGACATTGTTGTTTAACAATATATCTGTTTTAGGCGGCGTTTCGTTGATTTTTTGAACGCCTTTGCTAATCGCCATATCAGCCGCGATTTCCGCTCCGTAAGTGTCAATAACAGCGGTTGTCCGTTTACCATGCGACACGCGCCAGTTAGACCTTGCTTTGCCCGTTTTTACAGGTGTGGTTAGAACAATCCGATACAAGGCTTCCTTTGCGGTTTCCTTTTGCAGATTGTTTGCGTTCTGTTCAATCTTTATCGCCGCTCGTTCAAAGAACTGCGAAGCTTGTTTAAAACTCATTTGGAAGCCTTCATCTGTTTAACCCTAAAATCGATATATGCCGAATCCATAGCTGATATTAGATACTTGAAGTCGTAAAACTCTTCTTCGTCCAGCTTATTAAAAACGCCCCACTCTTTAATAGCAGTCCATGGAATCATTCCTTCACCCATTCCTACGGGGCGGCAAGTTGTTAGCTCCGTAAACGCGGTAAAGTAAAAATCCAAGCCTAATTCAAGAGTTGGGGCGTTTGCTATTTTATCAGGCAACGGCATTCTGTGAAGTTGACATTGCCTGATAATTTCTTCTTCTGTTTTGCCTTGTTCAAGCTGGTATAACAAGACATCAATCAGTTTTTTGCAGCTAGTTCCAAATTACTTTCAAGGAAAGCGGCGTTGCCGTTAGCAAATTCCTGGATGGTTTCAAAAACGTCAGGCAAGTCGGTGAACAACTTAATCACGTTTTCTTTGCTGAACTCCATCTCATTGCCGTTTTCATCACGCACGTTTTCCCATCCCAAAACGATAGTTTCGGCGTACACTTCACGCATAATGCGTTGAACGGTGTCGGGTGATGCTGTTTCAGTTTGCAACTGACGGCGATAAGGTTTCACGAGTCTAGCAAGAACTGTGGAATATTTCGTGTTTGCTCCACCGGCGCGAGCAATGCGGAAGTTGATAGGTTTGCCGTCATCGTCCAGGGAATATTCAAAAATCACACCTTTGGTTTCAAGGTTGGCTGAAGTTTTATTTTGTTTGTACAAAGACATTTTAAATCCTTATTAGGTTGGAATAAAAGGGCTGCGATATAAATCACAGCCCTCATTATAACCGGATTAGGCGATACTTGGCAAGTGCGGGAAGTGCGTGAATAGCAACGTATGGCCGAATTTACCTTCTACGGCGTTAGTGTCGAGCGGAATAGTAATTGCATTATCCTTTTCAACACTAACCCGACCGTCTCCGAGAGTGAGCAGCGGAATATCCCACAGTAAGCCTTGACCGCTTTTAACCACAATCGCATCAATCGTTACATCTGCGTTATTACGGACGGCTTTAACAGCTTCCATAGACGCAAAATACGCCGTAGTTTTGCCGCCAACGTCAAACATACCGACATTTGTGTCAATTCCACCAAGATGGGCGATAGCCTTAGCTGCGCTTACGTTATTGTTGATAGTAAGCGTCAATTCTGTAACGAAAGCAAACAACGGTTCAGGATTAGCGTCTTCGCCAACGGTAGACATTTTAATACGGCTAAAATCGCTAGACGTGTTAATCGCTTCTTCTGCCATGAGAGCAGGTCGAGAGCCAGCTTTCAAACCTTGTCGGCCATCACGCTGTTCATTATCCATAGCGACAAAAGACATATCGTATGTAATCTTGTCAGCTTGGTTTACGGTCAGTGTGAACTCATTGGGGAACGCGCCGACTAGATACTCGGACATTTTACCGTTAGCATCGTTACCGAGATAACGTTCTAACTGGTATGACCGTTTTTTAATCAAGTCGGGGTCGTTTTCATTTTTTAGAACAGTGCCAAAGTAGACGCAAATGCTTTTGCCTGTCCCAGCCTGTACTTTCGGAGTAAACGCGGTTTTGTCAAACTCGATATAACCACTTGCGATACTAGATACACGCGCGAAACCGTGGAAGTCAAATCTTTCGTTAGCATTTTGACCGCCGATATAAATCCATTCCCCCGGAATAAGATTCAGTTCTGTCATATTAACGCCAGTTGCCCCAACCAAACGGAACAATTTACCGTTCAAGGCGGCTGATACTTTGCCGTCTTCAAACTTGTGGCCGACTTGTTGGACTGTGTAATCGCCGCTTGGAGATTCGTCGGCCAGTGTGCCAGTAACCACAAGGGCAGTAGCGGATGAGTCTGCGGCTACTTCAAACACACCGTTATTGGCAAGGGTTTTAAAACCAGACGCTTTGACGAGATTGCCTTTCTTGAAGACAGGCAGAGCTGTGCCTTTGAAATCTTTTGTGGCCGCTGCAATTCCAGTAACCACAATCGGGGCAGCGTTCATTGGGCGCGTAGTTTTCTTTTCGCGGGCAGTTGTGAACATGAAGCCTTGCAATAACCACAGAGCGTTAGTCATTGTGAGGTCTTGGTTAAAACCACCGGACGCTTCCAAATCGGTAACAGTACCTTTCGTCTTTTGACGAGACGGGCTAATAGGCTCGCGTGATACGGTAGTCAGCTGACCGCCGAAATCGTTGTAGGAGTTAGGTTCCATACCGTACCAAATCGGATTGGTAGGAAGCTGACGCGGGCATTCTTCTTCAGCAATGCGAAGACCCGTAATATTGGAGTCAATTTTGTTGCTTTTACAAGCCATGATAATTTACCTTATATCATCATATTTGAAAACCGCGCTTACGTTAATCTGCGTAAACGCACCATCCGCACCAGCTTCCATGAGACTGACGTTGCGAAACCATAAGCAAGGATGAATCCATCCCTGAAATAGATTGACAAGTTTTTGTGCGAGTTCGTAGTTCCGTTCCATGCCTTGCGCTACGGGCGCAAAAACTTGTATGGTTAAAAACCCAGAACGATTCCATCGACGTGTGCCATCTTGCGAACCTAATGACGCTTGGCCTCCGTAAGTGTGGTTAAGCGTCGGCCTTATCCAAACATCATCGAACATCGTTTCAGGTTGGTCAGGCCATTTCACATCAATGGAATTGTCTTTGGAAAACTGTAACAACGCTGCGAAGATTTCATCACGAACTTCCAGAACGTTCATCGTTTAACTCCCAAAGTAACAAGAGCTATACCGTCTCGTCCGGGTTTTAGTAAATTCTGCCAAATAATATTCAAAACATCGCCGTCGTCAATTATCGCATTATAATCCAATACATCTTCAAACGGCTCCGCTATAACCATGTGGTCAAAACGTTTTAAAAGGTCTTCGGGAACGTACACCATACCAGTATTATTAGCCGCATCATACGGCGGTATGAATACTACCCACTTTTTAATCCGTTTAATTATAGAGGGTTGGCCGCTACCCGTCCATGGCTTATCCGGGTTTTGAGATTTGCCAAATTGGACAAACTCAACTTGGCGGCCTTCCTCTTTAATCATGGCGTTTACCCAAGCGTAAGGACTTTTCATGTTAATTCCTTATAACGCCGCCGTACCGCTTTTTCAACAAACCTTTTAACAGTTCGTCAGCTATTGGATAAACTCTAAATATTTCCATTTTAGAACCTTTACCGCTTGTCGGCGAACGGAATTCTTTCTCAATCGGTCCGACTTTACGTCTTCGTTCTATTTGACCCAAACCCGAATCGTCGAACTTAGGATTGGGTAAAAGATTCCAATCAGTTTCAAACACGATACTGGCATACTCCATACAAGCCCGTTTAAGCTCTTTCGGAATAACATTATCATAACCACAATCTTTGCGCGGCCATGACAACGATTGTCCATCATCTTGTTTGCAACCGATAAAGGAATGGCCGTAACGCAGTTCAATGTAATCTGTGGCCACAAGGATAGCGGATTCCTTCAATCCGTCATCTGCTTCCAACCAAGCTCTACGGTTTCGGGACGCTAAGTATGTGTCAGCTTCTTGCACAGAGGCATAAGCGTTTGCATTAGCAACCACAGTTCCATCTTCTACAATTACGGCCATTTTAATTACTTCCTAGCGGCTAAAGCTGCGTCCAAAGGCGATAGATTGGCGGCAGCCTGCAACGCCTTTCAATTTATAACCGCGGCAGGCGATT